TACTGTTTTAAATGCTTTTGGAGAAAAAACAATATCACATGGTCTTGGTGTTGTTCCTTCTGTAGTGATAGCGGTAAAGCAATTTGAAGATGGTGCGCCAATACACGCACAAACTACAGGAGAAACATGTGAAGTATTAAGGGGTTCATTTACCACTACTACTTTTGATGTAAGATTGAACGACAACTTTGGTACACCGTTAAGTAATTTATTCAGAACTGTTTACTTTATAGTATTGGCATAATGGGAACAACAGCAGAAAGATTAGCAGGAGGAAGAAGAAGCTACAGCGCACAGCGGTCTAAAATGATTAAGACGTTAGAAGCTGAAGCAAAGAGTAGATTTGAGAAGGATGTGCGAGACATAATAAAGAACCTTGAAAAACTGCCTAGTGCGATTGGGGTAACACCAAAAGGAAATGTAGTAACAAAGGAAAAGAAAACACAAGCAGCATTAAGGAAGTCAGCAAAAGAGTTTTTACCACACTTACAAAAAAATACACCTAAAAGTCACCAACCACACTTTAGGTACCCTAAAAACGGAGAGCCGATTAAATACTATCCTGGGAACGCTAGGAAATCTATGAAGGTTTTTTCACTTAGAAAAGCAAGTCCTTTATCTATGTTTATTGGACCTAAAAAAAGAAATAGTAAGAAAGGACCATACGGAAACGGTAATAAATTTGATCCATACTATGTACCATTCTTAGAAAGCGGTACAGGGTTTGGAAACAAGACTTTTGACATACTTGATAAGTCATATAAACAAGGTAGAGATAAAGCAAGGGCTGTACTAAAAAAGCAAGTAGAAAATATATTCAGATACTACGCTAAGAAAAAAAGACTAGGTAAGATATGACAGGAGCAGGCAAAGCAATTTACGGACTTTTAAATGTGCCAGCTATCAATGATTTGATAGGCACACGCATCTACCCTGTTGTAGCTCCAAACAACGCAAGTACATTCCCTTGTATTGTCTACGAGGTTACATCTACAGAGCCAATAAACCACAAGGACCGATTGGATACACAGACAGACGGTTCAAAAGGTAGAACAATGGAGACAGTAACCATTGCGGTATATTGCAGCGGATATGAATACAGACAAGCTGAAGAGCTAGAAAATGAAGTACGCAAAGCAATGGATGGATTTAGAGGGGATGTAAATGGTGTTTGTATTGATGGTATAATCTTAGAAAATAGTAGTGATTCATATAACTACGATTTAGAGATATTTGAAAAAGAATCAATTTATAATTTTAGAATAACATATTAATTATGGCAGGCGGTAAAACGATTGTAAATAGTACGCTTCTGAAGATTTATGCAGGAGCAGCAGCAGACCCTTCAGCGGTTATTGCTAACTGTACTGATGCTTCTTTAAGCATCACTCATGACCTTAGAGATATTACTACTAAGGACAGCGCAGGATGGAGAGAATTAAACGAGGGTTTACGTTCTTTCTCTATTTCAGCATCAGCATTATATGAAACAGATGCTTCAAATGATTTCCAATCTCTGTATGATACGTACATCAATACAAGAACGGTTATCTTTTGGAAAATGGCAGAGTCCGATTCTGGTGGTATTGTACTTTCAGGATGTGGCTACATCTCATCAATTGAGTTAAGCTCACCAGGTGCAGAAGATAACGTAACATTTTCCCTTACTATTGAAGGTGATGGAGAAATCACAAGCTCACAAGTAGTATAATATGGAATACATACAAGTAGAAAACCAACCTAGACCCTTTAGATTTAGCTTATTAGCTATCAAGAAATTATGTAAACTCACAGAATCTAAATTGTCCGAACTAGGACAAGTACTAGATGACATTGAAAACATAATCACAATGGTGCATATAGGTTTTGAAATGGGTGCCAAGAAAGAAGATGTCAAGATTGACTTTTCTAGGAAAGATGTAGAGCAATGGCTAGACGAGGATTACAGTATCCTAGAGCAATCTATGGAAATCTTTAGTAATTCAATGTCTAGCGGAAAAAAGTAACCGACACCAGCGATAGCGAGCCACTAACATGGTCTGCAATAATGTCGCTGGGGTTTGGCTACCTGCAGACAGATATATGGAACTACACATTCCAAGAATTGCTCTATATGGCAGAAGGTCAAAACAAGCGGTTAGAAGATGAATACAAAACAAGCTGGGAGCAGACCAGGTGGTTAGCGTATTTAAACGTGCAACCTTACTTAGACAAGAACAGCAAAGTAAAAGAGCCTGCGGATTTAATGCGATTCCCTTGGGAAAAGAAAGCAAAGAAAGAAGTAGACTGGGAAAAGATAAAAGAGTTAGAAAAGCTTTTAGAATTTGAAGGTAAAGAGATAACTGATGGCATTAGGAGATTTAAAAATCAGGATAGGAATTGATGCAACAGGCATTGAAAAGGGTTTAAGGAATGCTCAAAAAAAGCTTTCTAAATCTGCTTCAAGGTTTGCTGCTATCGGTTCCAATATTTCCATTGGTATCTCAGCACCTTTGGGTTTGCTTGGCCAACAAGCGATAAGTACAGCAGCAGAGTTTGAAACACTTGAAATGTCTTTAAGTGTTTTGGCTGGTTCAGCGGAGAAAGGTAAAGAAGCTTTTGAACGGCTAAAGCAGTTTAGTGCTTCAACACCTTTTCAGTTGCAAGAACTTGTGGCTGCCAATAACCAGATGATGGGGTTTGGTATGTCAGCAGATCAAGCATTTGATTCACTTGGTAGACTTGGTGACGTTGCTGCGGTAATGGGTTCGAGTGTTAAAGATTTAGGAGTAGTGTTTGCAAAAGCAAGGGCATCAGGAAGGTTAATGACTGAGGATTTAAACGAGCTAGGCGATAGAATGCCAGTATATGAAATGCTTGGAGAAATAACCAATAAGACTGTACCTGAGCTTAGGCAAATGGCAGAAGATGGTAAATTATCATTTAATGTTTTGCAGCAAGGTTTAGAGCAGGCCACAAACGAGGGAGGTAAATTTTTCGAGGGTACAAAAAAAGGAGCGCAAACAATAGGCGGTATATTGTCAACTTTCAGAGATAACTTGTCGCTTGCAATGGGTACACTTGGAAAGTCAATAGCAGATGCAATCAACTTCAAGGAAGTAATGGCTAAGCTTAGTGCGGTAATTGGTAGGGTTACAAAGTTCTTTGCTGGTTTATCTGATGGCACTAAGAAAATTATTATTGGAGTAGTTGGTGTGGTTGCTGCACTTGGTCCTTTGCTTTTTGCTTTAGGTAGTTTAACGAGTGTTGGTGCATCGCTTGCATCAGGTCTTGGTGTTCTTAATTCTGCATTTGGGTTTTTGGTAGCCAATCCAGTTGTAGCTGTTATTGCTGGTCTAGTAATTGGATTTCAACAATTATATAAGCATTCTAATAAATTTAGAGGTGCGGTCAATAAATTAGTGGGTACAATAAAAGGTGCATTTCAAAAAGCATTTGAAGCAGCTAGGCAGGTGATCGCAGCATTAAGCGCAGCATTTAAGGGCACGAACAAAGAGACTAAGAAAACCAAGTCAGTATTTAAGACCATAGCAGAGTTTATAGGAAAGGTCGTAGTGGGTGTTTTGCAAAAGCTTGCAGACACCATGAGCTTTGTAGTAGACTTGTTTATAAAACTATATAATAGTTCTGATAGATTTAGGGGTGTTTTGTTTGGTATTGTGGCAGGCGTAAAGACTATGATTGCAGAAACACTTGCAGGGTTATCAAAGCTTGGTGAAGCTATTGTATTATTATTTGAACGTAAGTTTAAAGAAGCAGGTCAGAAAGCTAAGGAAGGTGCAAAGCAATTTGCATTGGCAGGATTTGAAGCAGGAAAAGCAACCGTAGAAGGGTATAAAAAGGGCGTAGAATCAGAAGCATGTTTAGGTTTTGGAGTTGTAGAGCCTGAAGAAATAGTGCCAGATGCAGAGGATGTACAAGAGACTGCAAAGCAAAACGCAAAAGGAATTGCAAACGCTGTGCATCGTGAGATACAAACCGAGATGCAAAAGCTTGACACTAGACCAATTGAAACAGACTTAACACTTGCGCCTAATATAAAAATTCTTACAGGTGATACCTTGCAGTTTAAAGGTATGGCAGATGGATTTGAAAAGGTCATGCAAGATATGGGCGTATCGTTTACCAACTTTACAAAGGTGTTTGATTTGTTTGAGCTAAAGTTTTCTAACATGTCGGACAAAATGAAAGACAAGTTTAAGACTATTGGCATGGGTCTTACAGGGGTGTTTCAATCCCTTAATGATCTATTCGATCAGAACAATGCTAACCAACTTGCTAAGCTAGATGCTAAGCACCAAAAAGAAATGGATTACATTGATAAGACTAGGATGAGTGAGGAAAGGAAAGCACAGCTCAAAGCGGTGGCAGAAAAGAAGTATCAAAAGGAGTCCGAAAAGCTAAAGAAAAGACAAGCAAGAAAAGATAAAGCACTAGCTATATTTAATGCTATCATATCGACAGCAGCAGGTATTGCAAAAGCTGTTCCAAATCCTGCATTGATGGCACTTGCTGGAATTGTAGGAGCTACACAGGTGGCAACTATTGCAGCCACACCAATACCAATGGCAAACGGTGGTATCCTTTCAGGGCCTACAAATATTCTAGCAGGTGAATACATGGGTGCTAGAAACAATCCTGAGATTATTGCACCACTTGACAAGCTAAAGACATTTATAGGTGATACTAATATCAATCTACAAGGTGCATTTAGGTTGACAGGAAATGACTTAATACTAGCAGTTGAGCAAGCGAACAAGAACAGAATTAGACAAGGCGGTCAAAGTATATTTTAATGGCATACGCAACAAGATTTACACAGGAGTTTAAGAGTTCTACAGCAAAGCAGTACAGAATTACTTTGCAGCAAGATGGCTATGCCGGTGCTGCAAGTAGTCCAGAACTTAGTGCAGATGGGTTCAATCTAAATTATACATCTGACAATTCAGGTAGTGGTGTGATTCAAAAAGTAATGGGCAGTTCTTTGTCAGTTACTTTTTTACTTGATGACCTATCTGTATTGGCAGACCTTGCAAGCGCAGGAGACAAGACCTTTTTACTAAAGGTGGAGATATATATCGCACTCGCATACTATGATTATTTTATTGGATATGTGACACCTGATTTATCCGGTTATGCAGATGAGCCAGCACCTACCTTTGTAAGCTTTACTGCTACAGATGGTTTTGGCTGGGCTAAGAATTATCCTTTCTATGATGACAGCGGATTAGAACCTGTGCCAATCACAGGAAAGAAAACCCACATAGAGTTATTACAAACTTGCTTAACGAGTATAGGACTAATAAATGAATCGCAACATGCCACACCTTTGGTTGTGGGTTCAGGTGCATTTAGAGAATTTGGTCATACCTTTGGTGATCCATACCTAGAGCAAACTAGAGT